CTTGCATAGTGTTACCCTCTGTAGATATACAGAGATAGTAACACAAAACGGGGCAGGCTTGGTGCCTACCCCGTTTGCGCACGTTAGATTGTAGCTAGAATCAATATCGGCAGCAGGCGTACCACATGCCGTTAGCCCCCTGAGCAAGACCTACCTCGCGGGGCTGCATTCGCTGACGGAAACAGCAGTTCATTTCTGCTGCGTGAGGCGTGGCCCCGCAGCCGCAGCCCTCGTACCCAGCGTTGCCGCCAAAGTGACCGATCCTGAGGATCGAGGCCATGTGGCTAGCGACTCCCTGAGCAGTCGAAAACGATCCGTAGACAACGTTGCGGACAGGCCCTTGGGCGGGCTGAACGGGTTGCCCACCCTTACGCCCAACCAATCCAAAGGGGCCGGCAAACGTAGAGCCGGTCATCAAAGCAACCATGCCGACAGTTATAAAACTACGCATCATGCTACCTTTCTAAAACAAACCAAAAACTTGACCAAGTTTAACGACAACTTGATCAGTTAACTTTCGCACCAGGAATCAGTTTGATTTCTGGGCCGTGGTTCTGCCTAATAACCTTGGTACCCTCGGCCTTAGGAGCGGCAATTAACTTGCCCTCTTTATCCACACCAACCTTGCTGGTGCTGCCGTCAGCCCAGCGCAGAGACGCTTTACCGTCCTTACCAACCACGATCTCTGCGACCTCAGGGTGTCGCGCCTCACGACGTTCCTCAGCGCGCTTACGCATATTTCCAAGAGGGCCGGCGATAGCTACGGCTGAAACAACTGCTACTGCGAACAAAGAAAAAGCAAACTTACGCATCGGTCAAAACCTTTCTAAAACAAACAAACAACAGACAAGGAATACTTGCCTGCAATGGACCTGGCAGGAATTGAACCTGCGACCAGACGTATATAAGACGTCCGCTCGTACCACTGAGCTACAGGTCCAGTCAGACTATGGTATCGAATAGACCACCATAGTCAATACTCTCGGCGGGAATCGAACCCACAACCTACGGAGTAGAAATCCGTTGCTCTATCCAGTTGAGCTACGAGAGCTGAAACCTGACCCTAGAAAGGTAGGTCCATACGATCTTGTATACTCTTTAGTGCTGACGATAAAGAGTTTACTAAACCGAGCAACTCGTCTTTAGACGCTGCATTATTGCTGGTGCTAGTAGCTAAATTATCCACTCTGTTGGCTTGCGCCTCTAGTATTGTCAACCTTTCTTGAAGTTGTTTGGTAATAAACTCTGAAGCGTTCTCAAGGTCTTCTTTGAGGTTGAACTCCAGCTCGGTAAGCCTGTCTTCAACTTCAAGAATACGTTTGCTTAAAGAAGACAAGCGCTCGTCTACGTTTGTCTGCTCCTTCGTTTCTTCTACTATCACGTTTACAGTCCTTTCCTTTTGACTATTGTTCCACTTAAACATTTTGACCTCCTTGCATGGATAACCTGCGTCCTGGTGCCGTCAGCCTGATGCCTTCAGATTCTCTATCTTCTCTATCCAAGTCTCTAACTACGCAGCTAGAGTTGTAGCTTGGAAAAACATCAAACCTAATCAAATCTCCATTGTCAAGCTGTACGGTCAAAATACCTGTTATCTCAAAACCCTGACTACTGACAACTACTACGTTTGCGCCCTCTCGGGAAGCAGCTATACCTGTTTTTGTAAATTTAAAATCAAGAATACTTTTAATATGCTTGCCTAGTACAAAAGTTTTAAATATGACTTTTCCAGCACACACAGCGTGTATGGCTGTGCATATGCTTGAGTTTTTGACATAGCTGGCAAATACGAAAACTTCAAACAGTCCAACCTCAAACAATTTGCACAGGTGTATAGCTATAGTGTTTTCATCTAACTCTAGAAGATGCCTGGGAGTTCCTAAGTCTACTTCCTTTCCGTATTTAAAGTTACCCAGATAAATGCGCTGCAACTCTTTCTTATTAGGCAACAACTTAGTCTGCGAATAGGTTGTTCTCTCGTCGAATCTATCCAGCACGTTCTGATGCCACTGCAAAGGAGGCTTTATAGGTAAGACATCTAAATTTCTCATATTCTCAGCAAACAGAGCGTGAAAATTGTTGTAAACATAAATTTGTCTGCCGGAACAGACGTATAGGTTCTTGCCTGCAGCTATTAGCCTTTTGTCAATTTCGTACGGCTTAACCATTGGTAACTTAAAGTTAAGAACTACCGAAGAATATTCTTCGTAGTAGTTGTACGCAGAAGAATGCTTAAGACCAGAAACACAGACTCGAAAGTTACCGTTTAGTGCAGAAGACAATACGGGTTTACCGTCACAAGCGCTTAAACTTACTTCTGCGTCAGTAAGACTAAACTCTGCATTAGTCATCCACACATCGGGCTTTAAGTTACCGTTGTTACGCATAGACAGTTTCATCTTGTACGTAATAATTATCTTCTGCCTAATCGCTCCTCCGTGCGTTACAGTATCGAAATTACCTGCAAAGTTACAGACTTGGGTTATGCTCAAACCTTTTGAGGCGTGGTCTATGTAGCTAGAACCTACCCTAGCTTCTTCGAACGTTGAAAAAAGTATAGCCGTGGCCGACTCAGTGGTGAGTTGTCTGTAATCAAACTCACTTACGTTTAAACCTTTTGGATTAAATAACTTTTCTTGAAGTATTTCTTGCACCAAAGAACTGCTTATAAGAGTGTCTCCGGCATGCGCGCTATTCCAATGAGTATTAATTGGTTTCTTTACAACTTTATTTTTCTTGTTCAAAATTACGATGCACGCGCGTACTTCAAGAGTTTTGGCTAAAAATAGAACTACTGCTTGCCCGTCGTTCTTGAAATTAGCCGATATAAAAAACTGAAAGATATCACCGTCAATTACAGTTTTGTTTATTACTTTGTCAGTAACATCGCTCTTAAACACTAACGTGTCTGGATAATCTTCGTATACAGAAACAGACGTACAGTCGTTAGCCTTAGACCCTCCGTCAGTAAAGTCATGAGAACTTAAATCTATCTCCTCATACCAGGCTGCGTTACCCAGGTCTTCTCTGTCTACATTTAAAGCGTTTCCTGCCAGTATGTCGTTCTGGTGTCCGTGCTTTGGCGGAACTTGTTTCCACAGTTTGTAACGATTACTTGGCGCGGGTTTACCCTTAGGCACCTTCTTCATAAGGCCTTTGTTTTGAATCAGTTGCATCTAACTGTCCTTTCAATTCCATTATCTTCCTAGACAAATCAGCTGCTACCTGGTCTGCAGTTTCAAACATTTCAGTTATCTGCATGGCCTGGTGCATCAGCATCTTTCCAGTTTGCTGGCTGATACCGACTAACGTAGCCGGTGAGTTTACACTTCCATCTCGTCCCAGCAACAAACCAAAAGGAAGATCGGTGTTGCCTATCTTCCAGCTGAACACGATTGCTACGGCATCCAGATACTGGTCAGTCGAAAAGACTTTCTCCGTTGCTTCCGTGAACTGCTCCAGGGTTTTCTCCACGGGTAGCGTCTGGTTCTGTTGCTGTTCCATCTGACATCTTCCTTTCAATCAATTGTTCAAGTTGATCCACGAACGCTGTAGTTGTTCTAACTGCCAACCACCAAGGTACTATAACCCACCAATTTAAAATTGGCAGGCAGAACAAAGACAACCACAAGGAAGAATGGTAGCTGAAGCAAAAGCGGCAAGTAAGTAACTCGCCAAACTTTCTGCTCAGCCACCATTCTCCTTCGTCTCTCAACAACTCAGCCCACGCGCGATGCCATGAAAATATGGAACCGTTGAACCAGACATCAAGAACTGCCTTCGATCCCAACACGCACAACAAAAAACACATGGGCTGAGACATGTTAGGCCACCTCCTCGATAGGTGCGTACATTTGTTTGAGCATTTCTTTATTAACTAAAAACTCAGGAATGCCGGTATTATCTTCATATATTACAAGCACGTCATCAATAGAATAGTTTTCGCGGAAAAAGTCTTCGGCGCACTTTTCGCACCAAAGCCTTGTTATAGCCTTTTGGAACCAATTACCGCTTTCGCCTGGGTCTAACGCCGAGAGTATGTCGTTTACTGATTCTACTTTTTCTACAAGCTCTCTAAACAGGTCCAGTACCGTTACTACGACGCTTGACCTTCTTGAATAGTATTTACGCATTGTGCTTTCTCCACTCTGTGTCCTGAAACTACCACGCTGCTGTACTCAAGCAGCCTTTCCAAGTACTCTTCTTGATCCTCGTTTATTTCGATAATCAAGTATTTGTTTTTTGTCGCCTCTGCGTCTTCACGAACTTCTGAGTCATCAAGAATAAGCTCTAGCTTGTGAGTCAGGCTAGCCACGTCATCTCGATGTTCAACAAAGATGCGGAAAAGGATTCTGTTTTTCCCACCTTTTAATTCTTCAGACATAGCTCTCCTAAGTAAGAGAGGAGCGACCCGAAGGCCGCTCCTCTTAGTTACACGTCTCGCTTCTTGTCCACATAGCAGACGGAATATACCGCCCAGTAAATTAGCACTGCGCCCCAAACCATAGGTATTAAACCTTTAGTTATAAAGCTGGCTATCAGACAAATAGCAATTATCCAAAGAAACATATTACCTAGAATACCTAGCACGGAAACTCCGCTAGCCAGGCCACTCTGCTGAAGGTCCCCTATCCGGTGGCGGGTTACCTTGAGTTACCTTTTGGTACTCCACCAGCGGTAAAGGCGAATCCAGGGGATAATCTCGAATGCGTAAGGCATTGAAATTAGTGGTACTCATGGGTTTTCGATGCGTATCTACTAGCCCGCGCCTTTCAAGGAACCTACGAGGAGAGCGACTTATCATTGATCACCTCACCACGCCATGATATAAATCACGGCTACAACAAGAAGAATCACGGGCCAACTTTGTGCTATGAACTTGTTCATATCATCAAAGTATTCGTGAACAAAATCGTTCTTCGGTTCTTTCATACTACCTCCAGAAGACCAAGTAATGCAGTATCAACTAGAACAACTTGCAGCTATGACCGATGTGGACAAGCTGAATTTGTTCTTACAGTTAGTTAAGATGGGCAAGATTCCTAACTTTGCGCCTTTACTACCACTGGTCTTAAACCTTGACGGTAAACCCTATAGCCTGAAAAACCACTTTCAATTTGAAACTCTGTTCTACACCAGAATGCCAAAGTCTATGGTTTTGAAGACAGGCCGTCAGGTCGGTAAGTCAACTGTAGGCAGCGCTCATGGTGTCATAACTTGCACCTCCATACCGTTTTTTCGCACATTGTATATCACTCCTTTATTCGAACAGGTGCGGCGTCTGTCGAATAACTATGTGCGACCGTTTGTGGAACAGTCGCCTATTCGTTCCCTGTGGTTAGGGAACAATACTGAAAACTCTGTCTTGCAGAGGTCTTTCAGTAACAACTCGATGATGCAATTTAGTTTTGCGTCACTGGATGCGGATCGTGTTCGCGGTATTAGAGCTGATCGAATCGTGATTGACGAAGTACAAGATATGGATAAAGATTTGATACCAATTATTAAAGAAACTATGTCTGCGTCTAAATGGAGTATAGCTTCTTATAGCGGTACACCTAAGACTCCAGAAAACACCATAGAAGGTCTTTGGTTGATGTCTTCTCAGGCGGAGTGGTGCATTACTTGCGACAACTGTAAGAAGTTAAACGTTGCTTCTCTTCAACATGATCTGGAAAAAATGATAGGACCTTGGAGAGACGACATATCAGAGAGTAACCCTGCAACAATCTGCGCCAAGTGCCAGAAAGTTATTCAACCATCAAAAGGTCGGTGGATACACAGGTATCCAGAGAGACGATTTCAGTTTGCTGGGTACCATGTACCTCAGCCGATTATGCACATCCATTACGCTGATCGCATGAAGTGGACAGAACTTCTAGCTAAGCGAGAGGGTCTGGGTAACTACACGCCAGACAAATACCTCAACGAAGTTCTGGGAGAGTCATGCGGGACTGGCGTACAGCTTGTATCCATGAAAGAGTTACAAGACGCCTGCACACTTCCCTACGATAACAATCCCAGGGACCCTGGCAGAACTATAGAAAAACTAGACGAAGAAGCTACCCGCTACAGGCATAAGATACTTGCCGTAGACTGGGGTGGTGGAGGCGTGTCTGGCATCAGCTTGACTGTAGCTGTGGTTATGGGCATTACTTCCACAGGTACTATAGAAGTCTTGTGGGCAAGACGTCTGATGACTCCTCACGACCACTTACTTGAAGCAAAGCAGTGCCTTGACTACTACAACATGTTTAAATGCTCGTTTGTAGCTCACGATTACACAGGTGCCGGGTCTTTACGTGAGACTTTCCTGTGCCAGGCTGGCGTGCCTTATGAGCGTATTATTCCAATTCAATACGTCAGAGCCGCTTCTTCCAAAATCATGTCAGTAGTCAAGCCTACTAACAACAACCCAAGACTCTACTATCGTGTAGATAAGACTAGGTCTCTACTTACGACCTGCGCGGCAATACGAACTAAGCGCGTAAATTTCTTTAAGTACGACTATAGGTCGACAGATGACGTAGGCCTTATTCACGACTTTCTTGCTTTGGTAGAGCAGAAGACCGAAACAAGGGTAGGTTCTGACATGTACACAATCACCCGAAACCCACAGCTTAGCGATGACTTCGCTCAAGCTGTGAATATCGGATGTTGTAGTCTGTGGCACGCTACTAACGGATGGCCTAATCTCAACATGCCGTCAAAGTTTATTATCTCGGATGAGACTGAGAAGATGTTGAATCCTGAGATTCCGAACTGGTCTGGCTTTGAATAACCTTTCCACTCTCTAGCTCGATAAGCCTTTCTATAAGCCATTTGGCCTTGGTCAGGTCAACTGTCTTATTTTTCTTAGGCCAACGCCACATATACTTTAGGACGTTGCCCCAAAGAAAGCCTCTAAATTCGTCTGGAGAAAGAGCGTTACGTATAGCTTCTAAACACGTAACTCCGTGGACTCCGTCGTAATGGTCTGGATTCTCTGGCGGTTTAGGCATAGTTACCTCTTAGTTTAAATACGCTATCTGTTTTAACGTTAACCGTTAAAGCTTCCCAAGTGTCTCTGGGCACTATAAAGAACTCCTCGCGATCAAAGCCGTTAGCGCTTAGATTTGGAAACAGTTGATCAAAAGTTTGCTCTAACTGAGCGTCTTCAAGCATCAAGAACGTTGATTGGCGCATGCAATCAAAAAACTTCTTCTTTTGTACGGCTGCGACAGTTTCAGTCAAGTGGACAGACTTGTTAAGAGCAGTAGCTGCTGATAGTGTCCTGTCGTAAATGCCTTCGCAGCATATTTTGCCGAAGCAAGCTAGCTTGTTTTCTGCGCTGTTAATCGAGTTAACTTTAAAGCAGTTACGCGCAGAACTGAACACTCTTGTTCTTATTCCGTTATCTACAGCCCACTGATGCATTGCTTCAAGTACGCGCAGAGTCAAGTCTTCTCCATCTGGAAGATCTAGCTTAAACTTCTTAAGCATCCAGCTCATAAACTGGATTATTATTTTATTTGTAGGAAGCTGTAGCTGAGAGCTGGTTGAACCTAGCTCCAGTTCCATGACTGACCAAGGCTCAAGCAACCTCAGCATGTAAGCTTCTTTTTCAGACACTTCTACTAAACAGCTTGGCTTGCTTCTAGCGGAGAACCACATTCCAAAAGGTTCTTTAAGAGAATCCTTCCTGTTTCTGTAAGGAAGTACCGCAGGCCAGCTGTCAGACTCCAGAGCGCTCTCCTTGAAAGAGTCGCATGTAAGGCCAAGCCATCTGCATACGGTATCAGCAGCGGCGGCCGTCTGTCCGTAATACGCGAACCTTTTCTTGTGGCTGCCTATGGCTGGCGCGATAATCGCAGAAACTACTGCAGCGCTTATAGCCCAGATTGCTGCTCTGGTTGGCGTATTCTCAGTTAGAAGCTCGAACTCGTCAGGAGATATTTCTTCTGCTGACAATGTCTTAGTTGGAAAGATAGTAGCCTTAGTGAACTGATACCTGTTGTTTATTATGTTTCCCTGCAAATCAACACAGGCACAGTAAAATCTAAACAGATTGTTATCTTTCTCCCAACCAACGTCTTCGAAGTCTGTAATTGTGAGGCTATTACTTAACGTCATAGCCATCTCGTATATAACTTCTTCGTAGTCTTTGTCTACACCAGAGAACTTAAGGTTCTCCATGTGTATTTTGTTTCTAAGAAACTCGTAAGTTTTCTTCTGGATATGCTCTCCACTATCGGAGAATATTATCTTTTTCCCTTGGTAATATATGCTGCCCATCATTCTGGTTGACTTCTTGGACACAGCAATGACGTCTATCTCTATTCTTGCACTTGAGATTAACCGGCCTGTCTTACGGTGGAACCACCCTTCGCTGTTGGCTATGTAGTCTTCGCCTTGTATTTTTACGCATTTACCCAGGTAGTCTGGAAGGTTGCTAATTACCCTGAACAGCTCTGGGTAAACTCCTTCTTGAATATCGTTAAGCTCTTCCTGAGTAAACTCAAGTGTGCCTACTGTGGCTTGAGCTTCTATGTTGTTAGCCGTCTTAACCCAGTCATTTAAAATATGGATAACTGGGCGGCTTTTAGCTTTGGCTCCTTCTAGCCAGTTTCTAGAAGACAGCCTTGTAACTATCGACTCACTTACGAAAGGATGGTCTGAGCCTAGGCACACTGATACGTTACTGGACTTTAGTGCCTTAAACATGTCGCAAGATAGCTTAGGATTACAAACAGTAAACTTGTAGTTCGACAAGCTTCTTAGCAAATGCACTTCCGTAAGATCGTTCATAACGACCAGCGGCAGAACGTCGGCACTATCCGTAAAATTCCTGGAATGAAGCAGTAACGCTGTTTCCAAGTTATCTGTAACTACCAGGCTGTCCTCGTTAGTCTCTTTAACTAACGTGTCTAAGAAAGCGATAGACGCGTTCTTCTCTATGACTTTCTTATGCGTAAGACACTTGTGAGCTTTCTTGAGAACTCCGTCCTCGCAAGATATGAACGAAAACTCTCTTATCCTGCCTGGCAGATCAAAGTACGGTATGACCAGAAGATCAGACCATTTACCTATAAACACACGTCCTTCGCCAGCGTCTCTAGCCGCTTGATTGATATCCACATCAAAACCGTGATGATTAGCTATAGCTATCTCAGATTCTCGCTTAGTGGAAAAGCCTACCAGGCGGCCTAGACCGCTGCGCCATCTAGATATGTTGTTAGGCACGTTAACTTTAAGCTGGGACAAAGTGTCTCGGATTATCCCGGATTCCATAACCAGCGGGCTGTTCTTTGATTTCTCCCAGAACTCATTGTGTTTAATTCTTGGCTTAAGGCATTTTTTCTGGTATATTTCTAGAGCGCGATCAAAGTACTTGTATTCCTGAATTATCTTCCAAACTAAAAACTGCTTAGCTGCTGTACTCTCATCGACGTCCCAGACAGCTGCCGCTATGTTTAGCATATCGCCAGATTTATTACATTCCTTGCAGTAACCCCACTGTCCTCGGTAGAATGGGTCTGGATACAGCAGCATTCTCTTATTAGAATTACAGAATGGGCAGTTGATCAGAGTAGGAAGAGCGCTGCTGACAGGAACAAGGTTTAATTTAGTTAGAGCAGATTCCCAATCGATAAGCTCTAGTATCGAAGAGGTAGTCTTAATCATGCAACACGTCCGTTTCGATCAGAGTGGTGACGCTAATGGGCAAACCTTGCATAAGCTGGTAAAGCTTTACGATGCACCAGATTTCGTAAAAGCTGCATCTTCAGATGCTATCAGCTACACAGCTGAAGACAAGAACCCAAACGCATTTGCAGACGCAGCTACGCTGTCGTTTCCTTGCCATACTGCTCCAGCTACCTACGTATCCATGATGTATTTACTGGATAACGAAAATAACCTAGGTAAAAAAGCTTCTCACATCAGGGAGCGTATTGTCAAGGCAGCTGAGTACTTTGGCATCAAGGGTTATGTGTCTAAATTGATAGAGAAGCACGCTGCCTCTTCTTATATCGACCTAGAAAAACTAGCGGATGACAAGTTTGCCTACGTCGTAGTTTACGACAACGGCGTTAAAGAACGTCACTTGCCCATACGCAATTACCATGAAGTAAAAGCTGCTAGCGCTTATCTGCAAAAATACCGTGATGAGTTTGTTTACTCTGATCGTGTAAAGATGGCTCAGCGTATCCTTAAGAGCGGCATGTTGGATCAGCTTGAAGAAGCCGACAAGACTTACCTGTTCAAACAGGCCGGCGCGGCTCTGGGTAGCGCTAAGAATGCAGCCTCTCTGTTATTCAAGAGAGCAGTTGCTTTGCGCAGACTTGGTAAAGACCTTAACGTTCAGCAAGGTCTGGCTAAGGCTGCTGAGGCGTGCCTGCACAACACGGCCTTCACTCACACTATGGCTGGCATGCAAAAGATAGCTAATCTAATAGACAGTGTTGATCGTGAGTTTAAGTTGCAGAAAATAGTGAGTATTGGAGCAGATGGAGGGGGGCTGAGGAAAACGTAATTTCACCATTTAGTTACCTCTTAACTTAAGGCAAAACTCGGAACCATATCTAGTTGGTCTCTATCGCTCATGAGAAGCAATGCAGCTCATCAAGCTTCGGGAAAGAGGCCAAGGTAAACTAAACTAAACT